ATCCGTAGAAGAACTTAGCCTCGGGATACTGAACTTCTCTGTAGAAATTTTCAGCAAGATTTTCGTTAACGATACCATCAGAGGCGGCGAAAAACGATAATACATTTTTTACAAAATACTTTTCATTTTCTGATAATTTTTCCCAATCTCTAATATCCCCACTCAAATCAACTTCCTCAGCGGTCCAAAACGCCGACTGATGTTTTTTATAATAATCCCATATGTCGTGATACTCAATAGGGAATATGACAAACCTGTTAGGGTTCTCTTTTAATATTTGTTCCATAATTAATTAACTTGTTGTTTTTCTTTTCTTTTATCCATCAATTCTTTCATTCTCTGACGACGTTTCTCTTCTTGGTTTTCTTCGTGACCCAAGAATGTTGTGGATGATTCAACATCAATCTCTAACATTGCGTTATCAAATTTACAATTTTCAAAGATAACACCATCGTCACCGATACGAGATTTTGTAATTGCAATTGTTGCCAATTTCATCTCTTTTTGTTGTAAGGTTTTCGCTACCGATATGATAACGTGACCTACTTGTGCTTTCTTAATTGAACCCCCCATTTGGTCTGTGGTTACGACTTCTGATGAAATAGATGACCTATTTCCTTGTGTTGCGGTCCAACCCACCAAAGATAGTTCGTGACACATCGCCTCAAATCCTCTCATTACTGACCCCTCACTTTTCCACTCATCTTCGAGTTGTCTGTCAGGTAAAACACAATCAATATAATCTAATAAAATCATATCTATTTGTTGTCCGTCAGCGATTAACTTTCTGATTGAGTTTTTGATTTGATTCATAGACAAAGTATCGGAAGCATATTTTTGCAATATTAACTTATTTTTCATAGTTCCTTCAACTTCTTTTACTTTTTTCAACACTTCGTCTTTTTTGAATGTTAAATCGTCGGGGTGTATTCCTGTCCATAGAACAATATGTTTTCTTTGAATAATCTTTGGATTGTCCTCAAAGAATATCTGTAACACATTGTATCCCACATTAAACGCATGGTTTGCTATTTTAGTTAGTAAAGTGGATTTACCCACACCCGTAGGTGCTAAGATAACACCAATTTCTCCTTTTGCCAAACCACCTTTTAATAATCTGTCAATACCAGGAATACCCATAGGTATCGGATGTCTGTAATCCTCATTCAATACCTCATCCAAGTTTGAGAACACATCCATAAGGGATGTCTCTCTTTCACCCACTTGTAATGCGGATTTAAATAATTCTTCGATTGTGTCATAACTTTCAAACTCCCCTCCGTCGATGATTTTTTGAGCCTTTGTCATAGCCTTTGAAACTTCTTGTTGTTTACAGAATTTCAAAGCCTTTTCTTGTACGAACTGTGGACCATCAATATTAACATCCTTGATTTTTTTCACAGTGTCCAATACAACTTTAGCCACCATTTCTTGAGGAAGTTCGCTCCTTGTAATCTGATTTAGAGTTTCAAAAGATGGTGTAACTTCGTATTTCTTGTAATACTCCTTAACCATTTGTAGAATGATTTTGAAGTATTTGTTCTCGAAATAACTAGGTTCAATAACATCAACAATAGAGTGGGCGAAGTCCTTATCTACAACAATCTGATTAAGTAATTGTAATTGAAATGATTGTCCTAAATATTCAAAATTTTTCTCGGTCGCCATATAAAATCTCCTTGATGTATTGATAAATATTACACATCTAAACTATAATCCGAATATTCCAAAGTTAATTTTTTTGTCGAAAAAATCTCTGTCAGAGTGTTCAGAATCGACTTTAATTTTGGACGGAGGTCTACGGTGTATCTAACTTTTGGTGGGTAAATCTTCGCGTCGAGGTAACGATTGTATAACACGTTATCTCCGTTTTTAATCATAAGTGAAAAACTCTCTGGACCATCAGTGATTGATGTCTCCATAATCTGTGGATTCTCATATATGTCGTACATATTGTCAATCATATAAGAGGCAGTTCTCACCCTCAAATCGTTTCTAAACTCATCGATAAATTCGGAAATATAATCGTGTAATTCCATAGAGTTACGAGCCTTGTGGTTATAACCCCTCACATTGAAAAATCGTTGTACGATAATGTTTCCATTAACTTTGAGTAAAAACTCCAACTTGGTTGAATCTTGTTCTTTCATAATTAGTTTTTTTGATTTTTAAATTTCTTTTTTTCTTTTCTTGTTAGTTTCATTATTGGTCTTAAAAAGTCTACCCATGCGTCGTCGGTTTTAGGTAGGAACTTGAATATTCCGTCATCCATCATCATTTTGATTAGGTTCTTATATCCCCTACCATCAGGGTCCAAGGTCTCTTTGTAGTATTCCTCTACAATAGTTTTACCTTGGTCTGTGATAAGTGGTTCAGACAAATCAATTATCTTTTGATTAATCACAAAAAATTCTTCGCCATAAATTCCGTCTTTTGTTTTGCCTGTGAGTAGATTTTTAAGTGCCGTGTTTTCTTTGTCCTCTTTGAGGAGTTGTTCTGCTTTTGACAAAATATCACTAAAGGTGATTGGATTTTCAAGTATCTCAGGGAATAATTTAACCAAAGTTTTCTCTCCCAAATATCTAATACCATCAATATTATCTGATGTGTCACCACAAAGAATTTTCGTGGTTTTAATATTATAATGGGGGAACTCCAAGTCCTTGTTTTTAATCATATCACCCATCTTATACGTTCTTTTTTGTTGGGGTGAATATACAGAGACCTTTTCTGAAATTAGTTGTGTTAAATCCCTATCTGATGAAAATATTGTTTTTTGTTCATCGTCAGATATATGACAATAGTATGCAATTAAATCGTCGGATTCATTATTATCAACCTCAATTTGCCTCACAAACATTTCCTCCAAATATTGTTTTATTCGTTCTTTTTGTTTGTAAAATGATTCCTTCTTTTGGTCTGTCTCGGTTGAGGTTCTGTTTTCCTTATACTTGGGATATATGAGTTTCCGTGCCGATGAGTTTGAGTCACCGTCCCAAAATACAACTACCTTATCAAAGTTTTGTTCTTCTATGAACCTTCGGAGGGTATTTAAAAAATGATAAATACCTCCGATGTGTTCACCTTTATGATAATACTCCTTTACCCCGTAAAACCCAATTTTCAAAAGGTTATTACCATCAACTAAAAGTGTTTTTGTCACTTTGTTATTTTTTTAATTAAACATCCTGTTCTTCTGTAAACTTCACATCGTTAAAGTCAGTCCCCAAAATATCTTTCCAATATTCTGAGTATTCCTTTTTGTATTTTTCAACCGATGCCTTTTCTTCTGCCGGTTCTTTTGCTGCCAAAAATCCGTGTGGTGTAACTATAATCTTACCATCTTCATAACCCAATCCGTTAATGTGGTTTTTGATAACGGAAATTTTACTTCTTGTTGCGAACTTAACTGAACGCTTGTCTTTGGTAGCCGAAATCTTTGTTGTACCAGCACCTTTTTGATTACCAAATAAGAATACCAAAGATGAGTTTAACCAAATCGCCTCGCCACCCTTAGCCTTAATCTTCGGTTGTCCGAATGGATTATCAGGTAATTCGACCCAAGGCTGATTAACGATAATCAAAGTGTTTTCGTATTTACTATCTGCTCTACGTGAACCTGAAATTCTTTGGTTGATACCCATACCAATTTTATCGGCTAATACGGCAGCGTTATGTTGTTTTCCACCCTTACCTTCGTAAGTCATCTTACAAGGAACAGAACCTACCGAGTCCCACAGAAAACATAATGAATAATCTAAATCACCCTTTTCTTGAGCATCTAATAGTTCATTAATATAATCGGTAATTTGTTCGATATATTGAAATGAGTTGTTGAATAAAAAGAACCCATCCCAATCCATTTCTCCTGTTGACTCATCAACAACCTCATCACATTCAAATCCCATCATCTTTGCGTGGTCAAATGACCATTTTTGTTCAGTGATAATGAATACAGGTAAAGTTTGTTTTTTCTGAGCATCAACAGCCGTCTTCACAAGTGCGGTTGTCTTACCTGTGTCTGAGTGTCCCAAGAACATATTAATATGTCCAATTGCAGGACCTGGCAGACCCACCGCATCCAAGAACTCAGGACCCAAATCAAAATACCTCTGTGGTTTGTATTTTGCCGATGTTGAGAACTTATTCTTGATTGATTTAAAATCTTGTTTCTTTAAAGCCATATTAAATTTCGAATTTGTAAAATTGTTCTAAGTTTTCGAGTTTGTCTTGTGCGTTTGCTCGTTTCTCGATTAACTTATCCATTTCCTCGATATGTTGTGGATGTTCTCCAATACCAACAGGATTTGTGAAATAAACAAGTAATGATGCTTCGGCATCCAACATTTCACCCTCATATTTCTTTTTGAGAGCCTCGTACATTTTGAATCTGATTTTGTCCATGCTATTAAGTTGAATTGATTAAATATAATAAAGGATGGACACTTTGTCCAAGTAAATGTCCATCCTATGATTTTGTTTGATTAGAAAGGTAGGTCCTCGTCAGGAGCATCCATTAGTTGTGGGTCTTCAACTGAAGGGGTAGAACCACCTACTGATGTTGTTCCTACGGATGAGTCACCGTAAACGTATTTTCCTGCATCAGAGTCCCAATGTGGAGTTTCTCCTCGAGCGATTGCTTCTAAATACTCAACAGGTTTTTTTGAATAAACGTCAGCCCAAGTGAGTTCATCACTTAACCAAGCCTTTTGAGTATCTTCATTTTCGTGTAATGGTTGGGGGTCATCATACATAACCGCCTGAATTACGGTATAAGGTTTACCGTTGTTTGCTTTTGTTTTGGTAAGTTCCAATAAAAGGTCACGACCTTTTTCTGCGTCAGTGATATCACCTTTTGCTCTCCAAATTGGAATAATTTTGTCCAAGATACCTTCTTTTTTGTAGTTGTGTTTAAATCTCCAAAACTTCGGACCATCTTGTTCTGCGTCACGGTCAACCACTTTTACGATATAGAACAAACGTGAGCGGTAATTTCCTGCCAATTTCTTGTCCGATTCTTTACCTGTTGCCATTAATTCTTCAAATAATTCATTAAGTGGTGAACGCTCATTGTCATTTTTACCTGGGTCATAAAGTTTTACCCATTTTCCGTCTACTTGAACTTCGTGATACCATACTTCTTTGAAGGGTGAACTTCCATCACTTGTTGGGAGGATACGAAGACGTTTTGTTCCTTGACTTTCTTTGTCGCCGAGAACGGCTGCAAAGTATTTTTTCATTCTCTCGTCTTGACTCATCTTTGAGCCAGAAGACGTACTTGACTTTTGTTGTTTTTCATACTGAGCCAAAACAGCATCCATTGCATTTGTCGCCATAAATTAAAATATTAAGTTGTTAAATTGTTTAAGAAATATAAGTGTTTTAAGGAGGTTGTCAAATAAAAAAGGGTGCTTTTGGGGCACCCTTCTAATTATATGTTTGTTTGATTACTTAACTTCGACAGGTTTTTCATTACCAGGAAAATCTCTAAAACTATCTCTAACCTCTGATGGTGAAAAATCTTTTACCTCATCAGTTGTTAAAACATATTCATTTTTTCCTGATTTTTCCATTTCTTCTTCTTTATCTACGAAGAAATCTGAAAGTTTCTGATTGTAAGGTCCCGAATCCAAACTTCTTAGTTCAAGTTTTTCTTGAGCCGTTTTGGGTCTGTATTTTTCAACCTTGGCTTCTAATGAATCAATTTTGGAAACTAATTTGTCCATTTCACCTAATTTACTTTGTAAGGTTTCCAATTGTGAAAATAGATTGTTAAAATATTCCTCTTGTTTTGATTCGATATTTTGTTGAGATGTCACCAAATCAGTTATATCCAATTCTTCGGTTCCACTATCTTCGCCTTTTTCACCTTCAGGTTCTCCGTCAGGTCCTAACTTTTCAACATCAGGGTCGGTTGCAGGGTCAATAGGTGTTGGTTCAGCACCTGGTGCCGCTCCG